ACCTGTCTTTCAAAACTTATAAAACTTTGTGCTGGAACGTTTCCTAGATACGCCATGTTTACTCCTACGTGCTTATTGCATCAACGAAAGAAGCCCATACATCTAAACTTGACGCGGTATCTGACTTAGCTTTTAACACGTCATTGTTCAGCATTACAATTTTGCTTCCGCCGTCAATTAATTCTAAAGATCCGCCACTTACAATCGGCGCATTTTTAATTAAATAATAATCGTTCGATCCATCATTAATAAATACGTCTATATTTATTGTTGATGTTGTTGTGTTTGCGCAACGTACAGATATTATTGCATCATCTGAATTACTTGTATGAACAGTCGCTGCTGATGTTCCTACGTTTCTTTGTATATATCGTTCAAAATCTTGTGCCATATTGCTCCTTATAAACTATTTCTGACTACAACGCAATGGCCATAGCCGTAACAAACCCTGCTGATACCCCTGCTGCTCCACTAGACGCTGAAGTAACTCTACCTTTTGCATCTACTGTAATTGATGAATTTGTATAACTAGCTGCTGATACTCCAGAGTTAGCTAGCGTTAATGCTCCACCAGATGCGATTGTTGCATCACCTGATACTGCAGATTCTTCATAACTTGTTCCATCTCCTATTAATATTTTACCTGATGTTACATCAGGCATTATTAATTTAGACCCTACAGTTAAATTTCCATTTGCATAATTAGATATAGTGTTTGCAAAGTTACCCATGTAGCTGTGTGAAGAACATTGGTAGTATAAAATATTTGGTGTGTTAGCATCTACTGCTATTTGTGTGTATGCACCAGATGATCCAGCTGTACCATTAGTAGTTACACCTGTTGTGTAAGCTGTAGATTTGTCTGCTTCTAAGTAAAATCTTAATGGGTGTCCTGAGTTAGTAGAATCAGCTTGATCAAATCTATAATAATATTTGTAAGATGAATCTGCACCTGAAAATGTAATTGCAGGTGATTCTAATCCATCAAAAAAATATGCACTTGAAGATCCTTGACCTGAGTATGGATGAGCTGTTGTTTTAGTGCCAACTTTAACTGTAATTATTTTTGGCGCTGATGAAGAACCATACTCTTCTGGTTTAGGTAAACTAATCTTTGCACCAGGCACTGTACAGAATACTTCTGTTGCACCTGCAAAGTTTACGGCAGCATCACTATTAGAACTGGAGATAATATTAGTTCTAGCAAGTGTACTTGCTCCTCCGTTTAAAGTTCCAAAACCAACTTCAAAGTTATTTGTTCCTGTTTCAAAGATACAGTAATAGGTAGTATTGCCTCCACCGATACCAGCAGAAAAAGTTTCAAAACCTGAAACTGCTCCACCTAGTGTAAACGTTCCTGTTCCAGTTGTTGCACTGGATTCTTTTACCCTATCGTTTAGTTTAAACGCCATTTAAAATCCTACGATGTTAAACTAATAATTGCATTACTAGCAGTAGAAGGATCAGGAAACGAAATAGTGAAGTCACCATTCGTTGCTGTTTTACTTCCACCGAAATCTAAAACTACACACAACTTATCGCTTTGATCGTCATTGTATATCGCTGCAAAAGCTGCAGTGAAAGTTGCGCTTGACCACGTTACATCTGCAAAGTCTACAGATGTAGTAGCAGTTGTAGCTACAACAGCTTGACTACCTAAAACTTTTCTAACATAGTTTGAACTACCTGCAGAAGAAACTTCATTAGTAGTTAAAGCAACTGTGCTAGACGTTGAGTAAGGATTAGATGTGTATAATGCTATTTTAAAAGAGTCTCCGCCATTCGCAAAGTTATGCGTTCCTGACATCAATTCACCTTTAAAAGAAAACGGTACTACGTTTGCCATATTTTATCTCCTTAATATTACGGTGATGGCGATTTTATTTGTGAACGAATAGCGCCATCTTGCCATTCATCTCTACGTCTTCTACCTTCTTGTTCAATAGAATAAGATTTTGCAGCCTTTTGATATGACTGTTCGTAGTATTGTAACATATCTACAGGTCCTTTCAAGTACCCATATGCTTCTACCAAACATGCGTACAAAAGTAAATCCTGATATTTATTAGATACATATGTTCCCGCAGTAGCTGCTGGAGCAGCTGTTGGGGTTGTTGTATTGGTGATACTTATTGGTTGTTTAGTATAAGCTAGAGTAATTTCAAAAGTCGCGTTTGGTGTAGGGGCCACTACCCAAAAAGTAGCATCCCAATTACCATAATATTTAGGCAGTCCTGAAGCTGTTCCAGGAGTATTATAATACTCAGCCATAAAACTAGTATCTCTTTTATCTAAAAATACTTGATCTCCAGATGAATCTTTTAATTGAACATATCTAATAAACCTTAAATCAGATGGTATAGTTACATATCTATTTCCTGAAACTAAATTAGATGTAGCGTAAAATCTATTGTCGTCTGTATCTACTTCCCTGTATATTCTATTTTCTGCATTTTTAATTATTGTATTTAAAACTCCTGTAGATAAAACGCCATCGTCTACCTCAGTATAGTTTCTAATATCGTCTTGTAAGTTTGCTAGTGTGTATGCCATTATGGTGATAGTGTAACCGGACCAGCCGATATACTTCCTCCTCCTATTTTTGCAGTTGCAGTTGCTGTACCTGAAGCTGTAAATGTATAGTTATTAGCATTTGTAACTGTAATTGTAAATCCCGAAGCGTTATTAATATCTGCAGAAGTTATACCTGCACCAGGTTCACTATCTCTAAATCTTACTGTATCACCTGTAGTTCTTCCATGATTATCTTCAAACACTGTAACAGTTGTAGATCCATCTGTAGCAGACAATGGGTTTAAAGTTAGAATCCTTGCAACAGCAGGTTCTGTTCTTGCCGGTCTTGCATTTAATAAACCTTGTGGATCTGCACTATGTGGTTTTGGTTGTAGTTGAGGATGTTTAGGTTCAAATTCAGATATATGAACTCTTGCACCATTCCATTCTATTACCATTTCAGAATATGGAAACGCTAATCCTGATCTATCAGAAATAAATTGTGCATATTTACCTGAAGAAAGACTAGACATTAAGACTCCGGATAATATATTTTAGGGCTGATATATGTGCTAGTAGAAGAACCATCTTCTTCTAAAGCTCTTTGTAATTCATCTTCGTATAACATCTTTAGCATTTGAACTCTGTCTGGTGCATTTTTAATTGCAAGATAATAAGCTAATCCTGCAGTCATGCATGGTACAAATCTGTACGGTACATCTGCATCGTTAGTATAATCACCTGCATCTTGAATTCTTTTTACATAATAATAATTTAAAAACTTACCTGCTTCACTAGATCCAGGTGTTAAAAACAAAGTAATTGTAATTTTATCTATAAATCTTTGAACAAAATATTGTGATGGTGTTCCAGTAGAAGTCTTGTTTGATAGTGCTTGATACTGTGATCTACTTACTTTTGTAAGTGGTGTGTCTACGTTAGAGTTTCTATAAGATGCTTCTAATATATCATCAACACCATAAACAGCTGTAGCACTTGAAGTACCATCACCTGTTGATCTAAACATTGTGTATGTTGCTTGATCTGCAACTAATGTAATATTATTATTTGCAACTTCCCAATAGTGCAAACCTCTGTTTGCCCATTCTTGAAATAAAATATTAAGGGATCTTCGAGCAGATTTTAATTGATAACCAGATACACCTTGTATACCAATTCTTTCAAAAGACTCTTCGACAATATCTGAAATAGAAAAACCTTTTTCAAAGGTAGTTGTACCCGAAGTAGTGTTGGCCATTTACTCTCCTATTTATCTAAAATAATAGTTGCCGTTGCATTTGAAATTGCTGAAATAGTCATTCCGCCTTCAAATAAGATTCCGTCTTCTGCTAGATTATAAGAAAATACATCACCTGCTGGTACATCTACTTGAAACTGTGTTACTGAGTTTCCGTCTTGTAATGTAACTGAACCTGCAGAACCTGTTGATGCTAAAATAATTCCTCTTAATCTTGTTCTTCCTGCAAAGACTGATGTAGCGTCTGTTTTTCTAACTGCTTTTACGTCTGATTTCATTATCCTGTGTATCCTATTGTTACAGAGTCTGTAGTAGTTAAATCTAAATAGACTCCATTTTTAAATCTTATACCAGAACCAGGAATCATTATATCTAATCCTTCAGAACTAAATTTAGCTTGAAACTCTAAAGAACCTGTGCCGTCTGTTCCATCATGTAGTTTTACTAAACAGTTTGTACCACCATGAGCTTGAATGTAAGTAACTCTGCATGGTCCTAAATTTGTACTACCACCTGTTATAGTTTTAAAACTACCATCTCCTGTTAGAGTGGTAAATTTTTGATCGCTTATAAATGATCCGCCGCCTGCCATAATTATTCTCCGTTAAATTGATGTGGGGCCGAAGCCCCACACTAATTATTTATTACGATTCTTTAGCAAAAGTTCCTCTAACTTGAGTAACTTGCCATGCAGTAGTTCCATCTAATGATGCAATTACAACATAGTCACCTTGTCTTGAAGTAGCTTTTGTATTGATTAAGTCTTTGTCATCTGTTGATGAACCAGCATATGTGATTCCATCAGATGCATTAGGACTGATCGTCATTGTGTTTTGTCCATCAGGCGCATTGTTTGCGAACTTGAATGAGTATCCAACTGCAATTGCAGGTAAAGTGAATACCACACCATCTGTTTCAGAAACAAAAGTTTTTCCTGAATCAGCGTTAGTCACAGTGTAACTTGAAGCTTTAGTTTCAATGTTAACACCTTCTTTACCTTGAAGTACTGGACCTGAAAATGTAGTTTTTGCCATAATTATATCCTCCTAGTTTACAGATCATAGTCTCTAGGCCGTCGACTATACGCGTCTATGATCTTTTGATAATTGTATAGTAGGTTTTTTATATACTAGATTTGAGTAGAGTGCAAGAGAGCCTGTAGTGTGGAGTGGATTTATCCAACGATGTAGCTTTTTTATTAAGTAGCTACAGAAACTTGTGGAGCAACACCTTCTGCAGTGTTTTGCCTGTGGGCAATTTCAGCTTCTTCAAGCTTAATATCAGTGATGATTTGTTTAACTTTGTCATCAATTCTGACCATTTCAAGAGTATATCTACCGTTAGATAGATGCTCCTGTTCCCACTTCAACTCCAAGGACCTTTTTCGTTTGTATAGGTCTTGTATCATTACTAACTTCCTCATAAGTTATTCGATAAGGTCTGTCCGAAAACATTCCCGATGATTCCCAAACTATACTGTTTTCTCCCAGTTTGTCAACTATTGATTGTTCTAAGGAAACTGCGTCATCATTAGATTCTACTTCAAATCTAGCGTGATGATCGTATGCGTATATGTTTACAAGGAATTTTTTCATGGTTTTGTCTTTCTATATGTCGATTGTGGCGGAACTATGTCCCGCCACAAAATTATTGATTAAGCACCTGGTGATGCAAAAATACCTCTAGGGTCTGATACGCCAAATACGTATCTTTCTCTAGCTTTGTATCTTACGTTTCCAGTATCGAAATCGCCTTCCATTTTAGTAGTCAATGGAGCTCTTTCCATATGCTTCATTCCGTTAGGCACGTCTGTAGTGATATAGAACGCATCTGTGTCAGTTAAATAGTGGTTAACTGTGTATCCACCAGGAATCATTCCCATAGACACCATTGCGTTAATATCATTATCAGCAGTTCCAACTCTTTGTGAAGACTTCATAAGTCTTTCAGCAGTGAATTGTAGTGCAGATGGAATGATCATCTTCACAGCTTTCGCAGCGATCTTTAAACCTCTTTCATCAGTAAGCGCAGCAATGTCGATCATTGATTGCTCTAATGAAGTTTCGTTTAAGTCCGCAGCTGTTGCCAATGTATTACTGAAAGTTCCAGCAATAGTTGGGTGAGCTGTGTTGAAAAGAGATACACCATCACCTGAAGTGAATGTTAAACCTGGTAAACCATTGTTTAACGGTGCAGCTGCTTTAACTTGTTTAGTTTGAGCCATAGATCTTGCTAAAGCTTTTGTATATCTAGACGCAAGTCTGTCATACAAATTGTCCTCAATAGCTTCTTCAGTGATAGCAAACCCAAGAGCGATAGTCTCGTGAGTGTATCTAGCTGTAAAAGTTTCTTGAGCACTGTCGTAAGTTACACCAGAACCTTCTGGTTTAACTTGTGCTTGAGCGAAACCTGATAACATAACTTCTTCTTCAAAAGCTCTGTCAGATGACTCAGTTGTGTATATTTCAGCATGTTCTTGTTCATACTGTTTATACTCCAGGCCAAATAGTGCATTTAAACCTGGCTCTAGTTCTTTAACTAGTTGATTACGTGATATAGCCATAATTATATACTCCTATTATATCCCTGCTACGTTATTTCCTAAGATATGCTCATTGATAATAACTCTAAGAGCAAAGCCCTCAGCAGTAGTATCAGAATGATTCGGATCTCTAGAAACACCTAGTATTTTAAGTTGAGCAATAGAAGCACTTGTTGTAGCCGAAATTTTTGATTTCGAAATGAACAACGGAGTAGTTCCTACTGCTGCGACCTGGTCAGCACATCCACCAACTTCATTTTGGTTGAATGCAGTGTCCGCAGACATGATTTCATAAACCTGTCTAGGGTCGTCGTTTACGAATGCAACAATATCAGTAGCAGTGTTACTTGCTTT